AGTAAACTCTACATCAATACCAACAGACTTGAAAATTCTGTCTGCATATTTTTCTAACTGGTCAATGTCTGATTTTGTTATCATTAATATACTTTCAAGTGAACAGATGAAGTTGCAGATATAGATTTTGCATACCTATATGCTAAACTTAAAAACATTTGCAAAGTTAAAGAGTGTCGGAAAAAATGCACTTAATTGGCTTAAAAATCTTATTGGTAAAATTATGAAAAAAGTAAAACAAACTTTAGATAATATTAAAAAATTAGGTGCAAAAGTATTTGAAGCACTATTTGAATTTTTAGGAATAGAATTGAAGAGTGCTAAAGCATCTTTACCAACTGATATATCTGGATTTGTATATGGGATGACAGATTAATGATAACAAAAACAGACATTGATCAATTAGAAAAATATGCAGACAGAATTTTCAAGTCTGTTGGTATTGATGTAGAGTTTACTCGGCATTTTGTTGATCGTGCAAATGATGCTCGTAACAAGAAAGACATTACACCAGCAGAGTTGACAAGACTATTCAAACAATCATATAAGAAGTATGGTAAGAAGATTGCAGCCTTGGGTGCAGATGCAGAAGCAGTTATCAATGATATGAAAACTGATATCAATATGCCTTTCGTATTGAAGAAAGATGGTAATGAGTTAGACCTTGTTGCAAAGACAATTATGAGAAAGAAAAACTTTATGACAAGTGGCCCTAAGTTATCTTTTGAATCTTTTATTGTAGAAGATTTTCTTGCAGAAGATAAGGGTGGTAAGAACCTTCACCTAGAACATATAGAAGATGAAATACTCAACTATGGTGTTGATGGTGGTCGTGCTGCTCTTAACTTCTTACGGTCACTAAGAGATATGTTATCTGGTGCAAGTCGTAGTTCTGTTAATATGACAGTTAAGTGGGACGGAGCTCCTGCAATCTTTGCTGGTATAGAACCAGAGACAGGTGATTTCTTTGTTGCAAAGAAGTCCGTATTTAATGTTAATCCTAAATTATATAAGACAGAACAGGAAATAGATGATGATTTATCCGGCGCCCTCAACTCCAAGTTTAAAGTTGCATTACGAGAATTTTCAAAATTGGGGATTAAGGGTGTACTTCAAGGCGATCTTATGTTCACTGATGATATCGAAACGAGTACGATTGAAGGAGAGAAATACTATACTTTTCAGCCTAATACTATCGTTTATGCTGCACCTGTTAATAGTGACTTTGGCAGGATATTAAAAACATCAAAAGTTGGTATCGTATGGCACACAACATACACAGGTAAAACTCTACAGGGAATGAAAGCATCGTTTGGTGCAGATATTTCTAGTCTAAAGAAACCCTCTAGTGTGTGGATGGATGATGCAACATACAAAGATACATCTGGTAAATCTACTTTTACTGCGGCAGAGACAGACAAAATCACTACCATACTATCACAAACTGGTTCAACATTTCAAAAGATCAATGCGAATGGCCTGAGGTCGTTTCTAGTATTACAGGGACAGATGACAGGAACACTTGCTGGTGCATCTCTCAAAACATACAATAATTCAAAGGTTCGTGCTGGTGAAATCATTTCCAACCCTTCAGCTCATGCAAAGGGATATGAGAAGTGGGTTGTTGAATCAATACAGAAACAGATAGATAAAGTCAAGTCTCCAGCTGGTAAAGAAAAATATACCAATATGCAAAAAGAATATCTAAGGGAAGTTAAGAAGCACACAGGAAATTTAAAACAGATTATCACTTTCCAAAATTTATTAGTTGAAGCAAAGATGCAAATAGTAAAGAAACTAAATAGTGTTAAGGGTTTGACAGATACGTTTGTAAAGACTAAAAATGGATTTAAAGTTACAAATCCAGAGGGTTATGTGGCAATTGATAGAGTAAGTGGTGGTGCAGTCAAACTTGTAGATCGTATGGAGTTTTCTTATAATAACTTCACAGCAATTAAGGCTTGGGACAAATGATTACATTTGAACAATTATCTGAAAAACTTGTGAATGTTGCTCAACGTAAGAAACAAGCTAGACGTATGGCAAAACTTGCAAGATCACCAGCATTTCAGTTTAAAAAGAAAAAAGCAATGCTTAAGATGCGTAATCCAGCAAAATTACATATGGCTGCTAGAAAGAAAACTATACAAATATTTAGAGACAAATTTTATCCTTCATATGATGAAATGCCCTTACAACAAAAAGTTACAGTTGATCAAAGATTAATGGCAAAGTATGGTTCTAAGATAGACAAAATTTCTAAAAAAGTAGCAATGAAATTAAAGAAACAAGAACTAGAAAGAATTAAACAAGCGAGAAAGAATCAATCAGATGCGTAATTTTAAAGATTTAATAGAAGCTCGTGGTGATACTGCTGTATTCACTTTAGGTAGATTTAATCCACCTACAACTGGTCATGAGAAATTAATTAAAAAATTAGATTCTGTTGCAAAACAGAACGGTTCTGAAATGTATGTTTATCCTACACATTCAAATGACCCAGCAAAAAATCCATTACCTCACGGTCTAAAAGTTGCATACATGAAGAAGATGTATAAAAAGTATGCAAAGAATATACAGATATCCAAAGCACGTAATGTATTTGAAGTTGCAAAGGTATTATTTGACAAGGGACATAAATCAATCATTATGGTTGTTGGTTCTGATCGTGTTACTGAATTTACAAAGTTGTTAGAAAAATACAATGGCACAAAATCTACACATGGTTTTTATGAGTTTGAAAGTATTCAAGTTGTATCTGCTGGAGAACGTGATCCTGATGCAGAAGGCGTATCAGGAATGTCTGCATCTAAGATGAGAGCTGCAGCTGCTGATGGTGACAAGGATTCATTTTTACAGGGAGTTCCTTCTAGTTTCAAAGATGGTGATAAACTTTATAGTGATGTTCGTAAAAACATGGGTATACTTGAAGAGCGTGACATGGGAGATATGACAGACTTTGAAACTGTAAGGGATGCATATCTCACTGGTAAGATTTGGAATGTTGGTGATGTTGTAGAATCAAAAGGTGTTTCTGGTGAGGTTGTACGTAAAGGTACAAACTATCTTTCATTTGTGTCAGAAGATGGTAAGGTACATAAAGCATGGTTACACGATATTACACTTGATGAAAGAAACTATGCCAAAGAATATGCAAACTATCAAGGCAAACCAGAACAGATTGCAAATCGTTCCTCTAGAAACAAAGCTCGTAGAGTCATGGGTGATAAGACTAAGATTGGTATGGATGTAGGACATAAGGACAACAATCCACTAAACAATGACCCTAAGAATCTACGCAATGAAGACCCTTCTGTAAATCGCAGAGAGCCACGGTTGAGAGATAAACCAGAGATTGAAGAAGATATGTCTGATTATTTACCTAATCTTGGAAAGTTGTTGAAAAAATTAAATTTAATGATTCATCCAAAAGGAATGCAAAAAGCAGTTGCAAAATATACAGACATAGTAATGAAAGACCCAAAATATAAAAACAAATCAAATCTTGCAGTTCTAGATATTGCTAGAGAAACCACTGCTTTTACTCCAAGAGAATTTACTGAGTATATTAATAAACTTGTTAAAAAAGGTGTATTACCTAAAGAATTAAAAGCATCGTATCACACCGAACATATGGGATTTAAAGAATTTGCAGCTGCAATTCAAGAAGTAAAACAAGACTCAGATGTTAAAGATAAAAAAGGTACGCAACCAGCAAAGTATTATGCTGGAGATATGTCAAAGTCTACTAAAGACAAGAGAGATGCACACTTTAGGAAAAAGAAGTCTGGCCCTGCTCCTGGCGATGCAGACGGAAAAACTAAACCATCTGTTCACACAAAGAAGTTTAAACAGATGTTTGGTGAAGTACTTCCTGATAGTGCAACACAAAAAGATTACATAGATGATTTTGAGAAGTCTGATGCACCACAGTTTCAAGGTAAGTCCAAAGAGAAACGTAGAGAGATGGCAATCGCTGCATATCTTTCAAAGAATGAATCTTTGTTGAATAAGGTTATGGGAACATTGAATGAAGATGGTCATACAGATGTTGCATCTATGAAAAATAAAGTAAAGGTTGCAATGTCAGCTCTTGAAAAAATGCAAGGAGAATTATCTAAACTTGGTGATGAAGAAAGTCTTCCTACATGGTGGACTAACAAAGTTGCAACAGCAGTATCTCGCCTTGACGATATGTCTGACTATCTGGACACACAGGTAGAAGAATTTCAACTAGACGAAAAGATTGCTGGTCTGGTTAAAAAAGCAGATAAGTCTGGTATGCCCTATGGTATTCTAAAGAAAGTTTATGATCGTGGTATGGCTGCATGGAAGACAGGTCATAGGCCTGGCACAACTCCACAACAATGGGCGTTTGCAAGAGTTAACTCATTTACCACTAAATCTTCTGGTACTTGGGGAAAAGCAGATTCTGACCTTGCAAAACAAGTTAGAGGAGAAGGGTTAGAAGAAGACCCTTGTTGGGATACTCACAAACAAGTTGGTATGAAGAAGAAGAGTGGTAGAATGGTTCCTAATTGTGTTCCTAAGAATGAAGAACCAAGAATACCAAGAAAAAAAGGACAACCAGCAGGAAGTGACAAACACTCTGATTTGTATACGGATGAAAATCCAGTAGGTACTATTCAAGGTCTAGGTTTCAAAGATGTTGAAACTGCAAAGGCAAGTGTAAAGAAGATTATCGGTAGTGGAAAAACTCATGCTCACAAGATACAAGCTGCAATTGCAATGGAACAACGTGCAAAAGAAATGGGTAAGAGTGCAGAGGCCGCAGTATATCGTAAGTACATCGACAAGATGAAACAAAAAACAAAAGAGATGCAAGAAGACATTAAAATTAATAGTTGGGGTGAAATCACTGAAAAAGATGATAAGAGTGGAAAAGAACTAAATAATCCTACAAAAGGCGATGTAAAGAAATATAAAGTTTATGTTAGAAATGACAAGGGAAACGTGGTAAAAGTTGAGTTTGGTGATCCAAATATGGAAATTAAACGAGATGACCCAGCACGAAGAAAATCATTTAGAGCAAGACACAATTGTGACCAAAAGAAAGATAAAACTACGGCCGGATACTGGTCTTGTAAATTTTGGTCTGGTAAGTCAGTAACAGACTTGATGAAAGGTTAAGAATATGAGTAGTTATAGAAAAACTATGAGTGAGGCATATAAAAGTATATATCTTACTAAAAATGATACTTTAAAACCTATAAAGGAAGAAGTTGAACTTGATGAGGGTACATCACAGGTTCTTGCTCATGGTGGTAAAGGTCAGTATAAAGTAACCTCTGGTGGTGGAGTAACCACAGTCAAGTTCAAAGGTAAAGTAGTTTCTTCTGGTGACTTTGA